TCGTTAACTACATAAACATTTACCAACCACTTTTCAGAACGGACTATAGCCTTAGCTTTTTCCTTTTCTTCTTCACTACCAGTACGAAGAATCTTATATCGCTCTTCAGCAATAGGATCTCTTTCACCAAAGGTTTGAAGAGAGATTGCACTAGTATATTGACCAGTAGCAAAACTATTCCAACCATGCTGATAATAATGAAAGAACGTCTTAGAAGGATCTTTAGCATAAGGTAGTAACCTTACAGTAAATGTATTACCAGGAGGCGTTTTTAGAATATCACCAATTGCGCTTTTATTATTATCATTATCTGCTGCTAATGCAGACTTTATACTATCGAACATTGAACTTGTTATATTACTCATATCTTAATTATAGACTATATTTTTTGTTTATCAACGAATATTTTGAAATTATTAATTATTTTTTTAGATTTAGAGCTTGAATAATATTTTGTTCTAATATAATTAAGTCTTGAAAAATTAGAACTATATATATTTTTTATTTCCGGGTCAATTGAAGATATTATTTTTTCAAAATCACTAAAAGCAAATAATATAAAAATTATTATATCTCTATTTTTTATATGCTTAAGAAATACATTATAATCTCCTTCTCTAATAGTTAAATATTTTTTAATTTCAATTTTTCTATCTTTACAATAATTATATATAAATTTAATTGAATCATGCATTTTTTGAATAGTTTTTTCATCATCAGGATTGTTTAATAAAAATTTATCGTTATATAAGCTATAAGCTTTAATAGCTTTAGGACTAAGATAAAATTTTAAATTAAAATAATTCTCATCATATACAAAATAAGGTGCTTCAAAAAAATCTTTTATTTTTAAATGTTTAAATTTATAAAAAAATCTACTTAATTTATTAATAATTATATAATTTTCATCCGGAAAATTATCAAAATTCTTTCTATATTTTACTGGCTTGTTATTAATCTTCTTACTAACTTCTAAAAAATTATTATAAATTATTTTTTCTATTTCAGTCATTAAACCCGTTGAATTTATTTAAAAATTTAGTTACATATTTACTCTTAGTTACAGAAGGTTCAGTTTGTATATATTTTTTAATTGCGGTAAATTCATTTTCTTCTTCTATAATACTAATAAATATATCACGTAAAGCTTTATTTTCAAGTATTTTTAGAAAAACAGTTGCAAAATTCATTTTTTTATCATGGACTAAAGCTACAAAAGTACAAAAGGAATAAAATGATTTTTCAAATTCAGCAGTTTGTATATCTTGATATGGAGTATTGTTCTTCATTATATTGGTCTAAACAATTTAGTAATATTAATTATAGTATCATTTAAAGATCCACCAGATGCATCTTCATGACCACCACCATCCATAAGCTTAGAAGCTAACTTGCCCATGTTTAAGGTACATTCTTTACTTCTTCTCATATAAACACTTTTACCTTTTAAATTAATTTGAATAACAAAATCTACTTTATATTCATTAATAATTCGTTCGGCAATTTCATTAGGGCTAAAAGTAATAAAAACTCCCGCAACATTATAATTATTACCACCTATTTTTAAATTACCTTTATAAATTGTTTCTTCTTTGAAAAAATTATTAATTTTATTTTGAACTATTTTTAAAGCATTTTTATGAAAGGTAGTAAAACCGAAAAATCCTTGTTTAAAATCGTCTTCAAATTTTTTAACTCTATCACCCGTATAACTCCAAAATACTTGATTCAACGGTAAACTGAAAGGTAAACTTAAAGTATAACTATCATAATCATCAATTAATTTTATTAGAAGTTTTTGATTTTTATTAAATTTATTTTCTAATTTGAAAGTATCGTAAATTAATTTAGTACAAGAAGGATAATCTTTTATAATTGGTTTAGCATTTTCATAATAATCTATCAATTCAGTATGTTCTTTATGATGGTCAATTACAATAACATTTTTAAAATCACATAATTTTATACCTTCTTTTTTTAAATTTAAATCACTTATAACTACTAAATTATATTTTTTAAAATTAAAAAACGCAAGGTCAGTTAAAAACTTTTTTTCAGTAGTAACTGTATAACTTACATCTTTACCTTCATATGCCTTTTTTAAACATAAATAAGAACCAGCCCCATCAAGATCAGCATCTGTTATAATATGGACTTTATGCATTTATTTTATTTAGTTCCTCTTTTTAATTACTCAACATATTAAGAGTATTAGTAAGATCAGCCATTTCGCTACCATCATCATCTATGTTTAAAGTTTCGTCCTCTGAAATAGTTAGTGTGTCATAATTTAATCTTAAAGAAGTAAACCCGTAATTAGCACCATATCTATTTTTCATTAGACCCATTTTTACTATGCCAAGTTCTTTATCTTCATCATCTTGGAAAATGCTAAATATACAGTCAGCAGTAGCAGCCATACCTATAGATTCAGATATAGTATCTAATCCAGGGTTTTCCTCATCATAACCTGAACGATTTAATTGAGTTGCAGATATAAAAGGACACTCAAAAACGTAACTTAAAGCTCTTATACCTTCTGCAACATGTTTAACTCTTTCATAAGAATTATCACCATATGGACTTTTAAGTAAATTTAAATAATCAAGTACAACTGCATCTACTTTTATACCTCTATTTTTTATTTCAGTAATATAACCTTGAATATTTTGAGGAGTTATAGTACTAGGGGGAAACTCTTTAATTAAAATTTTACTATCAGGCTTACCATTATTATAACTTTTAATTTGTTCAGATAAAGATTCACTTGCACTTTTTAATTCTTTCATTGGTATGCGAGTTATATTAGATGATAATCTTCTCGCATAAATCATTTCAGACATTTCAAGACTTATAACTAAAACTGTTTTACCTTGCGAAGCAATATTGCAAGCTATATTACCTAAAAATATAGATTTACCGACGTTAGATTCACCAGCAAATACATATAACGATCTACCATTTTCTAAAAACCCTCCATCAATTTTATTATCTAACCATTTCCAACCAGAAGATATAGTAGGTTGGTCAATATTTAAATCATCTATAACTTTATCAATATTTTTAAATAAATCTAAACCTAAATCACTTTTTAGATTAACATTACAACTTTTCTCAAAACTATCTAAAATATAACTTGTATTAACTTCACCTTTACTTACGTCTTCTGCTACTGATAGCATAGTATTATATATAGCTCTTTCTTTTAAAAATCGTTCAGTATTTACAGTTAACTCTTCATCATTAAAATTTTTATCTATATTAGGAAAGTTTTTAACTACTGATTTAAAACTATCTTTTAATTCATCATTTATTAAATAAGATTTAAGTTCAGTTACAGTAGGTATGCTTTGTCTTTTTACATAAAAAGTTTTAATAATATTAAATACAGTTTTAATATTTTTATCATTAAAATATTCAGGCTTTATATGTTCTATAATTTGAGTTAAATAACTTTCGTTAGTTAAACTTTTATAAATTATAACCTGCTCATAATAATCTAAATTTAATCTACCTACTTCTTCCATTTATTTATAAAATATTTTTGCCCTTCATAAAATTCTTCACCTGGGTTAGTTAATCCAGGGCTTGAATGAATTATTGGTATATCCACAACTCCTATTTTAATATGATTTTTATTACATTCAAGACTAAAATCTAAATCGTAATAATGAAACTTAGATGGATAAGATTCATCAAATTTTACATTAGTTGGTAAATTTTCAATATTAATGCCCATAAACACACCATCAATAACCAAAACACGACCTGGTATAGGACCAAACGAGGTATACTGATATTGTTTAGGAGATCCATGAGCGACATTTCCTTTTTGATCTTTTCTTTCGGACATAAGATGCCATAAAGCAGGCTCTTTAACTTTACATGTTGTTGCCCCTGCGAGACCAAAAACTGTATACATTTTTCCGTAAGTATCCAACCTAGATAACAGATCCCCGCAATTGATAAAAACATCATCATGGACAAATACAGAAATATCAACGTTATTACTACGAGCATCTTCCAAGAAGTTATTATAACATTTTTGCAAACTTTTAGTATTTTTTTCTTCATAATGTACTGGTATATCGTAATATTTTATATTGAGAGATTTATATAATAAAGTATCTTCTTTTTTACCTTTCGTGGTTGTATAAATTTTATATTTCATTTAAGTATGGTTCTATTTTAATTGCTCCAAGATGTTTGTAATTATTAATAAATTCATCACGGTGTATTTTATTATAGAATACTGATAATGAGTATCCACCAAAACCTCCTCCACAATATTTGGTCGCAATTGCATTTTTAACAACTGGTAATATATCCATACCCTCTTTTAATTGAGCTTCGTAGCTCATATTAACACCAGCACATAATTGCTCTAAATTATTATTTTGTACACCAACATATGCTAATCGGCTAGACCGGGCCAATAAATTATAATCACGATCATTCGACGCAATCGCTGGTGAATCGTGACTAATTCCAGTATAATATAAAGCCATTTTACCTTTTAATATATCACCATTTCGTTTTAATATAAGATAAGGTTTTTTACCACTCTTCCAAACACATAATCCTGTTTCTTTTATCACAGCAGGGTCTTGCCACCCAACACCTAAATCTAATTCACTTTGTACTCCGTCTTTACCATTTAATAATGCCCATGCTCCACTACCTCCGAGTCCAGATTTGGTTTCATACGGCCAATTGTGTAAAGATACAGTTGTCC